GGACCGTCAAGTCCCTGGAGGATACGCTCGAGCACGCGATCTGCACGTTGTGCAAGCGCGGGGTCAAACGAGCGCTCAAACTTAAACTGCTTAATTTTGTCGCCAAGCTCTGCAGGTCCACGAATAATAAGTGGAACAACCGCGCTGGCTGAGTCTTCATCACGAATAGGAGTAGTCATCGCATCCATGAGTTGATCTTCAAACTCGTCTGCTGCCTCCTCGGCAGTCATACCTGGATTGAGATTGTTCTCGTCATCGTATGGATAGTCTGGGTCTGGAGACGCGGCAACAGATAGACCGTCTGGTAAGTATAAGGCTCCTGCGTTTAAGCGCGAGCGCGCGGTTGCGCGGAACGTACGGTTGAGCAAAAGTAGCTCAGCGCAAAGATCTAATAGACCGCGGATACTTGAATCTGCTTCTTCAGAGTAGCGTGGGTGAGCTCTCCAGATGCGTCCAACAAAAGCTGAGTTAGGCAGCTTAAGTTCTCCAACGTTTCCGGAGTTATTTCCTCGAGCCATATCACGGCGAGGCACAATGACGTATGAATTCTTAGCGTCAACTTGCAATTCATCTGTCGAGCGAATATCCCAGGACTCGGCAATTCCGCTTCCTACTCGCGCTGGAGACTGAATAAGATAGCACTCTCCTGTAACGGATAAGTTTAATGCCGCGTCCTTTAATAGGCCAGCTTGCCCGCCGTACGCGGAGTCAAGGCGCCCTAGAACACGCTCGGCTGCAGACGCAAGACGCTCGTCGATAACATCAGAGTTGCGAACAGGGATAGGGCTCTCCGCAGGATTGTCAACTACCGCCGCGTATAAACGAATACGTGAAACAACCGAGGCAACTAAGTTAAAGGCGTATTTAATTTCACCGATAGCATCATAGTACTCCCAGGCTTCACTCTGCCAGTCACTTGACTTGCCGCCACGGCGTTGCTTAAAGCGTTCAACCTCGCCCTTATCGTTAAGTGGCATCTGCATTGCCGCGGCTGTAAGAGCGCGAGGAGCAGAGTAAGGAGCGGACTGTGCGTAGTTAGGGTTAGACGTAATGTTGATAGAGCTTGGCGGAACGACACGAGAAGATTTAGGTTGCGCGCGGCGTTGAGCGCGCGATGGCTTTTTATCGTTGCTACTAAAGACTGCCACTACTTATTACTCCTCGTCATTGTCGTAACGGAACGCCAGATCATTCTTGATCTATACGCGCGGTTATTAGTCCAACTAAACCGGACAGGGCAAATATACACCCTACTAGGAAAGTGATACTTGGAAAAGCGGCATAAAAGATCACAACCGGGAGCGCAACCCATAACGAGACGCACCAATGACATGTAAAGAAGAAGCCCAGGTAGCTGTCCTCGGGAGACTTCTTGGACCAGATAAGTTCTCGTACGGGCGAGAATATTTCGTCATAGACAAGCGCTCGTGTAACGCGGAAAACAAAGAATACTAGAACGATGAAGTGTAGTGCTGAGATATTGCTGAGGCCTGCTATACTCGTTGGCAAGTTGCTTATAGTTGTCATGTTATCTCTTCTTTCATTATTTGGTAGGGGCTCCAGGAGCGGAGCCGTGAACCGCAGTCGCAACCGCGGACGTACTTAAAGGCAATAACCTTTCCGGACTTGGTGATGAGCTGAGAATCTTGTCTTTTGTTTCCAGACCAGTTGAGCGTGCGTATAACTTCCCTAAAGACCAGGCGTGGTCCGTCAGGATGATCCGCGGCAACAAGAACTACTTGTGTATTGGGATCTTCCATAACTACGAGGCGTACTCGCGTGAAACTGCGAGCGCCAGTTGGATTAGTATGAGAAGAAGAAGTAGAAGCTAAGGTAAAATCCTGAAATACATCAGGGGATGCAACTAAGATAGAAGCAGGGAAGATGTCATGGGTGATCTTCATTGGGTTGCCTTATCCACGCGGCGTTTCATCGCGCGGTAGGTTACGCCGGACGCACGGGCGAGCTCTGACACGGTAACACCCTTGCTGTACAGAACACCTGCGATACTCGTAAGCTCAACATTCGCGGTGAAAGAAGAGGACGAAGGAGCCGTGCGGGCGCGATAGCGTCGCGCTAGCGGTGACAGTCTCGCAATGCGCAACTGCTCGTCTAGCGGGATCCCAGGTGATGGCACACGCTTGCGTCGTGACTTTACTTTTTTAACGGGAGGCTTCGGGATAGGGAAACCTGCGGTGATAACTTCGCGCTCGGGTAACTCTTTCACAACCCAGGAACGAATGGTACTACGCCGCTTCTCAGGGATGAATCCATTAGCTATGGATTGTAACGACCAGCCTGCTTCGTTTAACTCCTGAACACGGCGCCAGAGTTGCTCCTTGTGCAGGGTGGCGAGAAGTTCTTTCTCTGCCTGCGGAAGTTCTTGCGCCTTAGCCATGTGAATACAGTATCATCTTTCTGCGAAGACGTGTACACTTTTGCGGTCATAAGATGATGTACAAAACTAGCAGAAGCAGTACCTTTTGGTTAAATGGCTTGGACGTGAGAAATGGATATGCTATGAAATCGGTGCTGCCGAAAACGTCTCCAACCGTTAAAATATTTGCGGCTGACGGTTATGAGAAAAATAATAGTTATTATAAAAAAATAATAATTTATTTTGGCAAGTGGATAAACTATTGTGTAATGTAGTAGCTATAGTGACTATAGATACTATTGTACCTATGAGTTACTAGTAGACAAGTTGTTTATACAGAATATAAAAAATAAACCCTGTGCAAGTAAATGCACAGGGCTTATTAGTTTAATTAAAGATTAAGCTATTGCGACTACGTTCATGTCGCCTTTGAAGATAGCAAGGAATGTAGCTTCATCAACTACACCATTAGGCTCGAAGCCTTTATCCTTTTGGAACTTCTCAATAGCTGTCTTAGTCTCATCGCCTAACCAACCATCCTTATCTGTCATAGCCTCGTTGTAGCCTAGCTCTGCTAGACGACGTTGAAGGTGATGAACAGTTAAAGACTTGCGTGCAGCTGGGTTCTTATACACACAATTAGTTAGATACACATCGTCTGTGTCAGCGCCACTTACCGCAGCCTTAGGAGCTGAAGGAACTGGTACTTCGATTACCGCAGGGGCTTCAACTACTGGAGCTTCTACCTCTGCTTCAATGATGATCTCTTCTACAGGTTGTGCCTCTTCAGGCTGCACCGCAAATGAATCATCTTCGTGTTGGTCAATGTTAGTAATATCTTCGCTCATAGGTACACTATAATCCTTAGATAAAACTACGACTTTGACGATGGGAACTTAGGGATCCACTTTGTTAGGGAAGGCTCCGCAGGGTCACCATCGTAAGCATTAGGACCTAAACCCCATGAACCCCAATCAGTTCCTTGGGCTGTCATGTAATAGGCTGCCTTAGCATTAGTCACTGGATCTAGCAACGCCGCATCACTAGTGATGCCAAACTTTGCACGACGATCAGAGCCTAATGAACCAATCATATTGATTTGGAATAAGCCGTAAGAGTTATCTCCTGTGCTGGCTGTTTTATTGTGGGCAATAGGACGCCCGCTTGATTCTTTCATAGCAGTAGCCCAAGCAATTTTAAGTGCCTTGCCTTCGAAGCCTACCGCTTGTAAAAGCTCAACTAACTCTGTGTCAGTTAATACCTTTGCGTTCTTGTGCTTAACCAGTGGGTCGGTGATTACCGCAACAACTGGTTGTGCCTTTGCCTCTGCTACAGTGTCATCAGCTGTGCTTGATGAAGCCATAACGATTGAGAATGTGCCGATTGTTAGTGCCAAAACATAGGCCGCTGTCGACATTGCTAGTCCACGTAGTGTGAGTTTTTGCAACGCTAGTTCGCCTCCTTAGGTCGGGGATGGGACAACTCATTGAAGTTCCAACGAGCTTCTTGCTACCGCTATGCTTCTCAAGCTTACGCTTGTCCTCTACCGCTTGCATAGGGCCGGAGATAAGAAGGGATAACATTGTTAGTCCTTTCGTCTCTCCGTAGTAGGTTGTTTACCTGTAGTTAACTATACCACAATAAATAGCCTTGAGGCTACTTTTTACTCTGTTTCATCGCATCTCTTTTAGCCTCGGCTCGTTCAAGCATAGCCTTTGCCTTTTGCTCTAGTACTTCAAGTACATTAAGGATCGTAGACTCAAAGAGCTC